TCTCTGACATCCCTACATTCTCAGGGCTCAACCCAAGGATCTCAAATAGGTCTTTCTCGAATTCTGCTTCTAATTGGAATTGGGAGGGATCTATAGAAGCCGAAGGGATCTTGCTGATATCTGTCATCTGTGCTTCAGGTTTCATGAAGATAACCTGACCTTGTCCAGTCTTATAGAGGGAGGTAGGATTGCTCACAGAATTGGTTTTAGCTATCCAGCCAGAGTTCAGTTGATTGTCGATGATATCAACCATCTTAGAGCGTCTTTTATTTATCTCTGTCTGCGGATCTCTAAGAATTCTTACTAGACTCTGCACCTTCCATTCAAATAAATCGTATGATGGTTCAAATATTGCCATGTATGGAGTGAAAGGGTAATCATTTAGGCCCCAAGGATCATTTCCATAATAGAGAAGTTCGCCTTCTACAATAATGCCAAGTTCTACACTTTTTACAGGTTTACGTATCAATTCCAGTTGAGGAAATGCCTGTCTAAATAGCTTAAGACGTTTCCGATCCCCATTCCATTCCTTGGTCTCCCCGGTCTCCATGTCCACAAGAACTTCTTTGGTCTCCCAATGCGTTCTCCAATACTCTGTATAATTAAGGAGTTTCTGCATACCCCATTGACGCGCATAGGGCATGTAGGTGAACTTGTCATCTCTTGTTCCCCAAGGCAATCCCTTAATCATATCCTCTTTGTCGGGCAGAAGTGAGATTATTTCCGTTCTTGAGAGGAATTTACGTCTTGAAATGAAAGAACAGTCCGATAGATCGCGTTTTGAGAAGAATGGATCTAGAATCACCGCGTTCCATTCGTCTCTATGGAATTTGATATCTCCTGAAACTGGATCATCTCTATAATCCAAGTAAGGAGAAATGAATGACATTCCAGTAGAAAGAGCTCCCTTAAATGTCTCACACATGGCCTGATAACCATTGGCAGCAGTCATGACATATTGAAGAGCATCTGTTAAGATCTCAGCTGTCATCTCAGATGAATCCTCAATTGGGCTAACAATACTCGCCATTCTATTTTTGCTATAATATCCATAGACAAGATTGATAAGTCGACGTATCTTGTTATAAGTAAAGCTGGAACGACGTTGATTATTTAAATATGATAGCTCTTCTAATGACCATTGATTACCCAAATAGTAGCTTAAGTCCTTATAGGCTTCGGCATAGTAGGTGTTCCAAAGCTGGTAGGCTCTTTCATAGGATTCCCCGAAATCTTTAATTACATCTTGGTGAAACTCTAATCGAGGATCATTCTTGGTGATAGAGGTTTTAAAATGATCGATGAAATCTGCCCCATCTTGAGAGCGAGAATAATTAGACATTGGGCTAGACATTCAAAATCCTTTGAAAAACCAACTTAATTATATAATCAAAGTTTTAAATTAACAAGGTGTCTTTTGGGTAAAACAAAAGGTTTCTTTAAACGACTTATATTTGAAGAGAGACAACAAATCGAAATTCTCAGAAATCAGCATAAAAGTTATAGTAGAATTGGAATGCTTATAGGAAGACGTAAGGGATGCATTTCTCATGAGATAGCCATCAATTCAGTGAATGGCAAATATACTGCAATAGAAGCGCAAAAACTATCAGATCAAAGAAAATCAAGTCTTTCAAAGAAAGGCGGAATATACAGGGCTCTATTGCGAAAACCTTCCTCTAATATTATTGAACGGATAGAATGTTTAGAAGACCAAATAAAAATTTTAATGGATGTGATTAAGGAACATTATGGCAACAATTCTTAAAACAACAGATTATTCTATATTCAAAAAGCATGAAAGTAATAGAGACCTCAATCCGTCTAACCTTAAAAGGATAATGCAATCGGTAAAATCCCAAAATCTGCTTCAATTTCGACCCATATTAGTTGATAAGGAAATGAAAGTAATAGACGGGCAACATAGATTGCAAGTGGCCAAGGACTTAGGAATAGAAATATATTATCATATTAATAAGTCGAGTGATCATGAGGATATTGTCTTTTTAAATGCTTATCAGAAGCAATGGGAAATGAAAGATTTCATAAATTATTACATTTCACTAGGAAACAAGCAATATAGAGCCTTTGAGGAATATGCCAAGAGTAAATCACTTAATGTGACAGAAATTCTACGATTTATGAGTGGAAATGAAAAAGATAAGACAATGAGACAAAAGGTCAAAACAGGAAATCTAGATTTCTTCAATGATACAAACATTGCAAAGGCCAATATCAAAATAGCCGAATATGATTCAATCATGGATATAATTAAAAAATATTCTGTCCGTTCTCCAAGATTTATTAAAACCTACAAGTTTAAGACTGGACTTTTCAATTTTCTTTCAAGAGATGATATTGACATAAAAACTTTTTTAAATAAATTAACTCTTAAAATGGAAGCAATAAAAGAATGTGCTACACATTACTCTTATTATTCGATGTTTATGGACATTTACAATTATAAGCGGAATAATCCTATTGTATAGAGGGAGGAATTATGGAATGGTTACAAGTTTTTGCAATGATGCTGATGAAATATGGTGGCGTCCATTGGAAGTTGAAGGATCTGGTTTCACTCAATTATTCAAAGGCTCTGTAAGAAATTTATATAAAATCAGTGAAGCTTGCAAAAATTTAGAGTGATATGGAACTAAGATCTCCAAAACCAGACGATCAAGATGAAGCCGAGAAAGCATTCCAAATCTTAAAAGAATGCGTTATTAATCATCCAACGATCGAACCAAACATATGGGCGGCGGCATTCTGGAGTGTATTGATAAGTGCTTATGTTGACGCAGGACTTACATATAAGCAGTTTTATGAAGAATTAGAAAATGTAAGAGAAAATTATGCTGATTGGTTTTATGATCCATACATAAATTGGAACTGAAAGAGGAAAATATGGAATGGTTACAAATTTTTGCAATGATGCTGACAATGAGTGGTTTATTCTTATGGAATAGATCGGAGTCTAATGCGGATAGAAGAGAGTTAAGGCAAGCCATGGATACGCAGTTAAAAGCTATCCACGAAGAGATGAAAGACTTTCACGGAAGACTATGTGCTATCGAAGAGAGGAATAAACGCTAAGGCGTTACATTCTGTACTGGTGTTACAGTCCCATCCGGATAAGGAATCCTCGGATAAGGAATGAAAGGACTCTGCACACCAATCGGACTCATTGGCGATCGCGGTACAGGACTTGGCACTGGTGGTGTTGTTACTCTTCCGTTTGACATTATTACTCCTCAAATGATGGCTTGAAATGAATTTTAACCCTTTCTATTTCAGAACAAAAGAATTCATATGACTGCTTAGAATTTATGCAACCACTAACAAAAATGCTCCATAATGCACCCATCCAAATCTCCCAGTCAGCTTCTTTGTATTGTTCGATCAAATCCATAATCATCCAGAATGCTTTCCTGACTTGTTCTTGTGCTTTCGGAGATCTTAATTCCATATCAATCCTTAAAAAACTTTGGACCATATTGATTTCTTAAAGCCTTTTGAACAAAATGCAAAGGGCAATTGTCTCTAAGCCATTTATCCGCATAAGAACTGAAATTCGCAAGAGGCCATTCTTGCACCCCTTCTTCCGGCATGGGATACATATACTTTATAAGTTTTTCATTGGATTCACTCAAAAACTGATGAAGTTCGTTCCACTGCTTTCTTGTTCCATAAATCTTATCTATTGCAGCCATTACATTCTCAAGGGGTTAGTTGGAAGTCCTCTAAATAGTTGATCTGGCACTCCATAGGGCCAATAGGGTCGATAAGGCTGATAGAAGGGAGGCTTTGAAACGGCGACCTTTCCAATGCCACCCGTTCCACCTACAGCACCTTGCATTGCACTATATGGAAGTGGCCAAGGGAATTGCCGATTTCTTGGGGGAATAGGAACCGAAACTCTTCCCGAGCCCCCTACTTTTCCAGGACCACCACCACCGGCTCCTCCTGTTGAAGTGCTATTTGGAGGGTTGAATGGATAACTCATAAAATTTACCTTTGGATCTGGCCACTTCATCAAATGTTTGTGCAAAGACCTTTAAAGCCAAATCCAGATCTTTACACTCAATTATAAAGAAAGAGGTAATTACCGATACAGTCTTCAGTACAACTGATGGGTCATAGTTCCCTTCAATAATTATGTCTCTAATTTGATTGCTAAGTCGCTCGCATGCATCTCTTTTCTCTTCAAGAACTTGCTCTAGATCTTTTTCTAAACCATCATTATTCATCTATGTAAACCTTAACCGGATCTGCTTCATTATAATGTGTCCTAATTATTTTATCATCGGTTAAATCAAACTCAAACGGTGGCCAATGCTCAAATATTTGGGGACGTCGTCCATTAATCATCATCAATTCAATTTCAATAGAAGATAAGCGTTTACTGATACTAGCCATATGTCTGTCGATGGTATCTAATCTTGTAGAGAAAACATCATCGTCCATCAAATGTCCACTTATCTGTATCATATTCTTCAGTTAATTCCTTTGAAATTCCTCGAGGTGTTTCTGCTACAAATACATATTTAATTTGCGAATTATTAATTAGTTCACAATCATTGCATCGAGGGATGAACGATTCTTTTCCAATTAAAACCATACTTGCAACTTTCCCGCATTTGCATAAAACAGGATTGCTTTTTTTATCTATCAATTAAACCTCGGATTTGCTTCGCTATACCATCTATCTGTCATCTTATCATCAATGCCTCCTTTCGGCAAGTCTACATATTTCTTAATCGCTATCGATAAGTATCTTGCGGCATCTGCTCCATGGGATGACCAGTCATGGACGGGTCTATCTTTATATACGTTATGCTTCTCATCGAATTCTTTTCTATAATTTTCTAAGCACTTAATGAGTTGCCTGCACTTCCCTTCATCGATACAAATACGAGGAAAGATACCACGTAGGGCTTCAATTCCTTCCTCCACTCTAAGTTTAAGTGTTGGAAGAGGTATAAATTCGATTCCCAAATCGTGTCCCACTTCTCTAGCTGACATTCCCGAACTGAACGCGTGAGAATCAATATCGTGCGGGGCATAGTGAGAATCGTAAATGTAGGGCTTTTCCTTAAGAATTGAAGCATAGTGTGGCAATCCTTCGCCATGCTTCTCGTAGTAATCGATGATATGCACTTCTTGGCCACAGATCTGATAGAAAATAATTGCCGTGTAGTCTCCATAGCCAATATCCCAGGCAGTACAGACTCTTCGCTGTTTACTCCAAGGGACCTTCCCAATTCTATTTTCCTGACGCGCTTCTTTAAGGTATTTGGTATAGTAACTTCCATCTATTCCTAAGGTAAATGAACAATAATATTCCTGCTGAATCATGTCTTCTGACATGTGCTGACGCTCTTCATCTATGTCTTCGTCAGTTAAGACTCTTCTTCCATCTTCTCTTTTAGTATCATCGACAGTGAGAAGCTGTGCAAACCACTTGTCGTTATGCAAAGCCATTGTATAGAGATCACAAGCATGATTCTGGCCTTTAGGTGTGAAGTTGAATATTGCCCACCCATCATTCTCTTTAAGAATGGGAGAAACTGTTTGCCAAGCTTTAGGGGATTGTTCTGCAAATTCGGAGAAAACAATGCCAACGGGATTTGGACCTCTAAGGGAATCTACTTCGTGAGATCCCATGATGAGGATGATAGAACCATTGCGAAGAGTTACCTTCATCTCTGAATTGTTAACTCCCAAGCGAAGCTCTTCCGGAATATGCTCTAGAGTTTTGTATCCAGTTTTATCTTTGCCATCCCAAAGAATCCTGCGTGCCATCTTGGCATCAGGAAAGATGTAATAGTAGTTACCTACACGCTTGAAAGCTTCTTTCACCATGAAGTTCCAGCAGGCCTTCTCTTTACCGGCTCTGCGATGCCAGACCAAGACAAAGCGACAGATCCCATCAACCCTAGCTTGAAAGAAAGGACATTGATAATCTCGGGCTTTGAAATTATAAGGAATCTGAATGGTATGTTCGACTTTCATCTGAATATCCGTATTTCTTTAATCCAAGCCAAAGTTTAAACTTCCTAGTTCTACAATCACACCAATATTTGCCTTCATGATGACCTGTTGATGGATGAGGTTTTTTCCGAATAAATCTCTTTTTGCTCAATTGTTTTATTATCAACAGTATAAACCTCTGGATATAAATCAAGTATATCTTCTTTATTTACCCAAACCCGGTGAAGTAAATAATTGATCGATTCTTTCCTTTCGATGATTTCTTCATCCATTAGACAATTTCCTTATAAATTCAAACTCTCATAAAACGTTCAAGTTCTTCAATAGTGATCTTCCAATTCCCTTTCTTATTTATCTGAAAAGCTTTCAGCGACCTAGACTTGATAGCCCTTCTGATAGTGTCTGTAGACACATCAAGTATTTCGGCGACTTCTTTAATGCTGAGGACTTTTCTGTCCATAATTTGTAATTGCTCCTTATAATTCAAACTTGTGATTTCCGAATCGTTTAATGACCCAATCAATCCCAATTCTTTCATCTTTTGGAGTTTGATTTCTTTACCCATAACTCATTCTTGTTCTTATAAAGATATTCAAACTCATAACCTTGTTCTTTTAGATGATTACGACGTTGAGTCATTATTGTATCAATATCTTCGACTCGATTTCCAATATCTCCAATGTAGTTGAAGTTCTGCGGGTAATCTATAATCTTGAAATCAAATCGCTTTGCAATATGATGAAACGCATGTATCTGATCTTCTAAACGATCAATTCTCTCATCTGTTGATAATTCATTTGTTCTAAATAAACTATCTAACGTCTCCATAATGTTTCTTAAATCTGCGACTTCTTTTTTTAAATATCTTTTGTCACTATCTAAACAATCCATAGAGCCTATGAACCATCTATTTGCATCCGGATATCTTTCTTCAAAACTCAATGTTCCAAACAATCTTTTAAAAAATTTCTTCATAAAACCCTTCTTCTTATTGTTATTATTTAAAATATTTGCAATCCAATCACGATTGGTCAAAACCACTCGATTTGCAAATCTAAATCCCAAAGTCATTCTTTTAAAAAATATCTCATTTATTTTCCTTGAAGGATCTAAGAATCTCGATAATGCAATCAATCGCCTTATCTCTTGTGTCGATTCCTTGGTCCTTATTGGATATGGATTCATAAACAATAAATTCATGTCGCAAACTATTCTGAATGCTTTGAATATATTCTAGAATATTCGTTGTCATTATCAAACTACGTTCTTTTTCGAATAAAGCTCTTAACTTATCTATAGACATATTAATCCTTTATATTTTTGTTACCAATAACCTACCAATATCTACCAAATTGGTAATTGCCAAGAGCAGGATTCGAACCTGCAATCAATGTGCCCTAAGCCTTTACGTAAAGCTAAGCAGCATGTCAACTTGTGTGCACCCTTATTCGCTGTACCACTTCACTTGCTTACCATTGATAAGCGTTTCCTCCACTGCATCTGCATTGGTGCCAGGCATGCTTGCGCCGAGCCTGCTTACCCTGTGCCATCCGGGTCAACCTTGGCGGATTTCACTGCAAGTTTCTATCATGAAAGCTCATTCAGCTAATCTTTTAAGTACGGCTTGATTTTTTTTCATAATTTTTTTAGCTATTGCCATTTGCTGGTAGAATTCATCCAATGCCTCATGTTCAATAATTTGTAATGAGTGAACTTTTAAAATAACATCAATCAACAACCATTTTGGCTCTATCATTACTTATTATTACCTTTCTTCATTGACTTCTTGCACTTCTCAATAAGAGGATCACGAATGTTCTTGTCGATCTTCACGAGCTTCTCATTTTTCTTCTCTGCTTTTGCAAGAACTTTTACAGCTTCTTTAGACTTTCCTTTCTTAATATCTCTTTCTGCTGTAGCAATACGTTTGCTCACTTGGTGCATCTTTTTGTCCATTTTTTGGAATTCCTCTTTTACATAATTATTAAAACATATTAAATAGCTCAATAGTTTTGAAAAACTATCAACTATTTTTCGATCCGGCTTAAAAGCGGATTGCATTTTTTTAAATTCCTGATATACCTTTGCTTTTGTTATCATGATTTTGTTACTGCCATTACATCTTCTTCCTTAATGACAACATAATCCATACCAGCTATATGCATTTTGTAACCGTAAAGACTATTAAAGTGAACAACATCCCCTTCTGAAACCCAATCAGTATCATCACCAACTGAGAGTGCTTCATAATGCATAGTTTTCACATTCAACAACAATAACTTACCAGGTTCCGGCTCATGATATATCTCTTTTAAAATTATATGTTTTCCAATTGCTTTCACGCTTCTTCCTATTTTATGGCCATTAATTAATGATTTTGGCCTTGTGATTTATCTTTTTCCGAGATTTCTAACAAATGCAAATGCGCCGATTGTCCCCATAGCCATTCAAAAGTATTAAGACAACAATGACACCAACAATCTAATCGAAATTCGATTGTCTCATCATTCATTCTCATCTTCCTAAGAGGTAGAATATTCTCTGATACAATCATACATCAAATCTAGCGAGCAAGGGTCTGAACAATAAACATGAATCAATGTTTTGTTCGCATGTCTATATATATGATTGCCTTCAAGAATGTTTCTAATATCTCTAGCCTTTAACTTGACAATGACATAATTCACATCTGATGAGCTAATAATCATTTTGGTATCTCATTTACTTGAACATTAAATATAATTTGTTGGGCTTCATCTTCTGCTTTATCTCTTTGACCTAACCATTGTTTCCCTAGCCAAACCAACATTCCAAGGTTTCCTTTAGCAGCCAAATCCCATTGCCATTTTCTTAAAGTTTTCTTCCCTTGTTCTTTACCCTTATTGATTAAATCCGCAAAACGACGCTCTAGTGTATCTACCGAACAATCCATCACGGCAGCAATCTCTTTATAAGTGCAGTGGAGCTTTGCTAATTCCAATATTTGTCCTTCATTTAGATTAGCTAAAGGACGCCCACCCTTGCTAACACCGACTTTTTTCTCTTTTGCCATCTATTTTCTCCATATACTTTCTGTCTAATTTAATTGTACAGATTTTTTTTCAGAGGCACAAGAAAATGTAAAAAAATGTTTACATATTGCCAATAAACATACATCCACACTATAGTATATTGAATATAACAAATTTCGTAAGATAAGATAATGAGAATATTTTAATGACTAAACTTGAATCAATCATATTAGAGTATAAAAATTCATGGGGCAATGATCGCTATTATCCTCGATGTTCTCTTTCAGAGATAATCTGTGAGCTATTGAATCAAAAATGCTTTACAAAAGACCAAATGAGAATGTTAGAAGAAAAAGGATTTAAAATACAATTAAAGAAGAGCTAATAATGTATATAGATAGAGAATTACTCATTATAATAATTGTAATAGGTATTTTTTGGATGTGGGTGGGAACATTCAATTAAAAGAATTTATACTTAAATTGGAGAAAAATTAATGAACGTTTTTGAAAAAGATTTACAAGACACCCTTGCAAGCGCAAAGGAAAAAGGAATGTGTGCGCAATATGTTGTTGATACATTAATTCGCTATGCAACAGCGCTTTGTCAATATGCTTACGTTGGAAAGGAAAGTTATGATCATTATTTACGGAATGTATTACAAATGATTCTCGAGGAATTCGAAGAAAATAAATAATAAAATAATTCTTTATATTTCAACCAAATACAAGCCCCACAGTTGAACGATCTTGGGGCTTGCCATGACAACATAGCCTAGAAAGGCATTTTATCGACTGATCGCTGTAGAATTTGTTCTACGCTTTCCGTCAGCTTTTTTATGTTTTCGCTGATTTCCTTTATGTTCCACGCTATGTATTTTAGGCTTTGCTCGCTTGTTTGAGGCTTTTTGTCTTCCCTTGCTGCTTCCATTACTTCCCTTTGCTTTAGCTTTATTTTTATGCTTGATTACACCAATCTTTCTCATTGGTTGCTCACAAAATGGCATTCCTTGAAATGCTTCTAACTCCGGATGAACGAGATAGCACAATTCAACCACTTCTTCTTTTAACTTATTAA